AGAGCGATGAATCCTGTAGCAAGGAGTAAAAACGCTAAGAACGTAATTACTCTTTTGCTACTAGGATTTTCTTCTTTCTCGCCCGATAACATTTTAGATAAAAAGTTCATGGACGTTTTCTCCTAATTAAATTTCAGGATGTTGTGGTTGTGCCGGAGCTTCTTTCCCACCGAACCCAGGTGCGACCGAAGGTATAAAAGGCGCAATCGGTTCAACTGCTATAGGGCTTAGAAACGGCTCTTGTCTTACGCTAGGTGCACTAGGTGTACTGGGTGATGCAGGTGGAGGTGTGTAGGGCTTATTAGCAGCATCTAATGCTTTTGCTCTTAAGTCTTTATCATCTCCTGCTAGCATAATGCCAGATAGAGTACCAGTTAAGAATGTTGCAATCGGAATAATTAATTCAAAGAATTTATTATCCACTGGACTCATACCATTCATTGGTTGTGTGACAAATATTAAGCTGTATAAAACTACAAACACAATACCGAATAATGTCAAACCAAGTATTATACCAATAAAGAATTTAAGTCTTGCATTTAATTCTTCGGTTGTATATTTTTCTCCAGACAATAATTGCTTAATCATTTACATTCTCCTTTACTTGGAACTTGTGGTACTTGCGCAGGTTGAGCGGGTTGACCTACTTTATTCTTTTCATAATGTGTAAGGTCTTCTGGACAAGTTCCGTTTGCACTACAATAAGGTTTTTTACATTGTTTGGTTTCCCAATTTTCTGGGTCCTGGCAAGGATAACGATAATTCTCACTACAAGAAACTAATAGCGGAATTAGTAACAGAAATAGATATCTCATCAGTGAACTCCTAAGACATGAAGTGCATGTTCATAGTGCTTAATGCGATCTTCTAATCCAATAGTTCCACCATTGATTCTTTTTGTCATTGTTAGAATATCACCTTTGTCTGCCCACTCATTAAGTTTATTTGTTTCCCAAAACCAGCAAGCTGATTGTGCAGCACCCTCAAATGTTTGAGTATATTCTGCAGCTTCTTCTGGGGAAATTTCTAATGATGCAGCAAACCAGGTATAATTTGTTTTGCCTGTTAATTGAATTAGGCCTCTTCCGCGATATCTCCAACCATCGCCCGATGCTTCATTACCATTGCCCATACGGTCGGCATAGATTTTGTTGGCGATTTTTTCAGGCTTCTTTTCGTAAGCCTTTGCGGTACCCATATCTTTAAAGTATTTTGGAAATACTTTTAAAAGGCTTTCGGCTTTATAATTTAAATTCTCAGTTAAGAATCTAAACTCGCCAGATTCATGCGCGCATTGAGCGATGAAAGAGGCGATACGCTGAGGGGTATTGATTTCATAATCCGGCAATAGTTGACTCAATGCTTTATGCCATTGGTCAATATATGGATTTTTTGGTAGTAATTGTTTTAGATGATCTTTTGTCAGCTCCATAGGATTTCCTTTAATAAAGTCAGAGTGCCTAAATCCGGGGATTCTCAACTCAGGAAATCGTAACAAAAGAATACTAAAAAAGCACGAAAAAAGGATTACTTTAAGTAATCTCCCTATTATTTATATAGCGCTTTCTCGATAGATATATTATAATTAGGCGTTGAAATGAAAGGAATCTATGAAATTTTATACTAGTGTGAATCAGTATGGTAATTCTATTCTGCTTCGAGGGATCAATAATGGAAAAGCGGTTCAGGAACGAGTCCCGTTCGCCCCTACTCTTTTCGTAAAATCCAAAGGTGAAAGTAAGTACAAATCCCTGTATGGGGAGAATCTCGAACCCATAAATTTTGAGAATATCAATGATGCCAAAGATTTCGTAAGCAAGTATAAGGATGTAGATAACTTCTCAATTTTTGGTAATACGAATTATGCGTATCAATATATTACCAAAATGTTTCCCGACGAAATAGAATTTGATATTTCTCAGATTAGGTTGTGGAGTATAGATATTGAAACAACTGCAGAAAACGGTTTCCCAGATATCGCCAGCGCAAACGAACAAGTATTGCTAATTACAATACAAGACTTTAATACTAAAAATCTTGTAACTTTCGGTACACGAGATTACACAACTACTCTAGAAAATCACAAATACATTTTATGTCGTGATGAGGTTACTCTACTTAAAAAATTCATAGATTATATTTCAGAAAATTATCCTCATATCATAACAGGATGGAACGTAGAGTTTTTCGATATTCCTTATCTATGTAATAGAATACGAAGAATTCTAGGTGAGGATGATATGAAAAAATTATCTCCTTGGAATAATGTAAAGGAAAAGAACATTATTAAACTTAAGAAAGAAAATATTTCTTTCGAATTGCTCGGTATCGCTATTCTAGATTATTTGGATCTGTATAAAAAGTTTACATATACGAATCAAGAATCTTATAAGTTAGATCACATTGCTAAGGTAGAACTCGGTAAAGAAAAATTATCGTATGGTGAGTATTCTTCCTTCACAGAATTCTACAAAAAAGATTGGAACAAGTTTGTAGAATATAACATTCGAGATGTAGAACTTGTAGATCAGCTTGAAGAAAAGATGAGGCTGATTGAATTGATTCTAACTATGGCATATGATGCCAAGTGTAACTACATTGACATCTTCTCTGCAGTAAGAACTTGGGATTGTATTCTTTATAATGAAATGTGGAAGAAGAATATTGTAGTTCATCAAAGACAAGATAGAAGCGGCAGAGCTATCGCAGGCGCATTTGTTAAAGAGCCTAAGCCTGGTAAGTATAACTGGGTAGTTTCTTTTGATGCAACTAGTCTGTATCCTAGTATCATTATGCAGTATAATATGTCCCCGGAAACACTGAAAGGAGATTACTTTCAGAAGTTCAATATTAAAATGAGAGACTTGTTAGATGGCAACGAGGATTTGTCTGATCTAAAAGATTTGAACTATTGCATGACTTCTAATGGTAGATGTTTTGAAAGAGAAAAGCAGGGCATCTTCCCTGAAATTGTTCAAAAGCTTTTTGATGATAGAAAGAAGTATAAGAAGCTAATGCTTGAGGCACAGTCCCAATATGAAGAAACAAAAAACAAGCATTGGCAAAAAGAAATATCTAAGTATAACAATTTTCAGATGGCTCGAAAAATTCAGATGAATTCATTGTTCGGTGCCATGGCAAATGAATATTTTAGATTTTATGATGACCATATTGCAGAAGGCATTACTCTTACAGGTCAGTATATTATTCAAAAGGTAGGAGCAGCACTAGATGTATATTTGAACAAGGTTTGCGGAACAAAAGATTACAACTATGCTTTTTATTCCGACACAGATTCTTGTTATATAACTTTAGATCCTTTGGTGCAAAAGTTCTATAAGGATATGCCAACAGAAAAGATTACAGAAATTCTTGATAAAATTTGTGAGAATAAAATTCAAGAAGTGCTAAATAAAGCATGCGAAGAAATTGCAGAATACACAAATGCTTTTGACAAGAAGATAATCTTTAAGCGAGAAGCAATTGCTGAAACAGGTATTTGGGTTGCGAAGAAAAGATATGCTTTGAATGTTCATAATAACGAAGGTGTTCAATATAAAGAACCAAAGCTCAAAGTTATGGGACTTGAAATTGTAAGATCTTCTACACCCGAGCCTGTTAGAGAAGCACTTAGAGCAGCAGTTAAATTGGCTCTAACTAAAACAGAGAAAGAACTTCAGGATTATATTTCTTCTTTTGAAATGGAATACAAGAAGCTTCCGCCAGAAGCGATATCGTTTCCTAGGGGAGTCAACGGATTAGATAAATATACTGACAGAGCAAATATATATAAGCAGGCAACTCCTATGCACGTAAGAGGAGCTCTGCTCTATAATTTTTATTTGGAAAAAAATAATCTAAGTAAAAAATATGAAAAGATAAAGGAGGGGGATAAGATTAAATTCCTTTATCTAAAAGAACCCAATATTATTGCAGAAAACTGTATAGCATTCAATTCTGTTATTCCTGAAGAGATGGGTCTTAAAGAATTTTCGGATTACGACACTATGTTTGAAAAATCTTTTCTAGAACCTCTGACAACGATATTAGATGGGATAGGTTGGTCTGCAAAACCCAAAGCCACTTTAGAAGGATTATTCGCATGAAAAAATTACTCGCACTCTTAGCTTTTTTACCGTTAGTTGCATTTGCTAATAAAATGCAGGGCGTAACGTATGAGGCACAAATCTTAAAGGTCAATGATGGTGATACTGTAGTTATCGCAGCCCCATATCTACCAGCACCATTGAAGCCGCAATTAGCAGTTCGCATTTACGGGGTAGATACTCCAGAAAAAGGTTTTCGGGCTCAATGTCCCCAAGAAGATGAACGAGGAAATCTTGCTACTAAATTTACAACCAACGCCATTGCTAAATCAACTAAGCGTCAAGTCACTCTCTATGGGTGGGATAAATTTGGTGGTCGTGTATTGGGTGATATCATTTTAGATGGACAAAGTTTGCGTGCCATGTTAATTGCAAATGGTTTTGCTAGAGAATATTATGGTGAAGCTAAGCAATCTTGGTGTAATTAATTATAGACTTTTCTTGAAATAGTTTATATAATATAGAAAACACTAAAGGAGTCGTTATGTCTTTACTTGAAAAATTGAAAAAGAATTCTACAATTAAGGAAACCGAAGTTTTAGAAAAATCAAAGTTCTTTAACAAAAAGGACATGATTCAGACTTCGGTTCCTATGATGAATGTAGCTTTATCCGGTAGTCTTGAGGGTGGTCTAACTCCCGGATTAACTGTTTTTGCAGGACCATCTAAACATTTTAAAACTGCCTTTTCTCTTTTATTGGCAAAATCTTATTTGGACAAATATGAAGATTCTGTTGTATTGTTTTACGATTCTGAGTTTGGTAGTCCTCAGTCTTATTTTGATAGCTTCGGTATTGACACCTCCAGAGTTCTTCATACTCCCATAACAGATATTGAACAACTAAAATTTGATGTGATGTCTCAGATAAACAATGTAGAACGAGGGGATCATGTTATTGTTATAGTTGATTCTGTAGGAAATCTAGCATCCAAGAAAGAAGTAGATGATGCTCTGGAAGGCAAGTCTGTTGCGGACATGACCAGAGCCAAACAGATGAAATCTTTGTTTCGTATGATTACTCCGCATTTAACCATCAAAGATATCCCAATGGTTGTGGTTAATCATACTTATTCGGAGATTGGATTGTATCCTAAACAGATTGTGTCTGGAGGAACAGGCATTTATTATTCTGCAGATAACATCTTTATTATTGGGAGGCAGCAAGAAAAAGATGGTACTGAAGTTACCGGCTATAACTTTATCGTTAACGTAGAGAAGTCTAGATTCGTAAGAGAAAAATCTAAGATTCCTATTGAAGTTTCTTTTGATGGTGGTATTAGTAAGTGGTCTGGTCTTTTAGATGTTGCATTAGAAGGTGGATTTGTTACTAAGCCTTCCAATGGTTGGTACTCAATAAAGGGCGAGGATAAGAAGTATCGTCAGAAGGATACCTATACAAAAGAGTTTTGGCTTCCTGTGTTAAAGGATAAAGAGTTTAGAGACTATATCGAAAACAGATATCTGGTTGCTGGGGGAAATATAATGTCCTCTCTAACCGATGTTGATTTAGAAGAGGAGTTCGAAAATGCAAGTGAAGTATGAACCATGGAGCATTCAAAAGGATGGCAAAGAGGCTTGGGGTGTTAGAATACTTGAAGGAACTTTTAACGAATTGACGCTCGCAATCAATGATGTTAAAATGGAAGATGACAATAACGTATCCGTCGATTATGATATTGTTTATTCCTTAGCTCCCCCTACAGAAATAAATGAGGATGAATTTAATCAGGTACTGTCATTTATTATTCAAGACATTCTTATAAAGGCTGTAAATGTACACGAAGATAGAAACCGTAATTCTACAGAATCTAATCAATGATGAAGACTATATGAGAAAAGTAATCCCGTTTTTAAGGCGGGATTATTTTTTAGACTTCAATGAAAAAATAGTTTTTGATAAGATCAAAGGTTTTATTGATAACTATAATTCCTCGCCTAGCAAAGATGCTCTCATCATTGCAACACAAAATGATAAAAATCTAAACGAAGACCAATATCAAGAAGTCTTTGATTTGGTCAACAATCTAGATCCCACAGATCATAATAAAGACTGGTTGTATAAAGAGACAGAGAAGTTTTGTAAAGATAAAGCAGTCTACAATGCTATTTTATCTTCGGTTGCTATTCTAGATGGCAGAGATAAGTCTAAGTCCGAAGATGGTATTCCGGCCATGCTCCAAGACGCACTTGGTGTTTGTTTTGACAATAATGTAGGCCATGATTATTTGGCAAATGCTGATCGCAGATTTGACTTTTATCATAAGGTAGAATCCAGAATCCCGTTTGATCTTGACTATTTTAACAAGATCACTAATGGCGGAATGCCAAATAAAACCTTGAATGTAGTATTGGCAGGTACAGGTGTTGGTAAATCTTTGTTCATGTGTCACGTCGCAGCTTCGGTATTAGCGCAGGGTAAAAATGTTCTTTATATTACTTTAGAAATGGCTGAAGAAAGAATTGCGGAACGTATTGATGCTAATCTAATGAACATTACGATGGATCAATTAAAAGAACTTCCAAAAGCTATTTTTGATTCTCGTATCGAAAAGATTAGAACTAAAACTGAAGGCACTCTAATTATTAAAGAGTATCCGACTACCGGAGCACACTCTGGTCATTTTAAAGGTTTGTTGAATGAGCTGCAACTAAAGAGACAGTTTAAGCCAGATCTTATTGTTATTGATTATTTGAATATTTGTGCAAGCTCAAGATTAAAGAACGGAGCGGGGGTAAATTCTTATACGTTGGTTAAGTCTATTGCTGAAGAACTTAGAGGCCTGGCGGTTGAGGAAAATGTTCCTATTCTAAGTGCGACACAGACCACAAGAACTGGCTATGGTAACACTGATGTAGAACTAACAGATACTTCTCTT